TTGACGAACCTCATACTCCTTATTCGAGTGCGGCTCAGACAACTTCAGCTGGTGCATTAACAGCTGCAATCAGTGACCCATTTGACACTAGTTCACCTTCTTATGAAGACACAACTGGTTCAGGTATGTCTACTGCAACTGCAGAAGCATTAGGTGATGTCGAAGCTTCCAACGGATTCGCTCAAATGGCTTTCACAATTGAGAAAGCTACAGTAACTGCTAAATCAAGAGCACTTAAAGCGGAATACACTTTAGAATTGGCACAAGACCTTAAAGCAATTCACGGTCTAGACGCTGAATCTGAACTCGCTAACATTCTTTCATCTGAAATCCTTGCTGAAATCAACAGGGAAGTTGTAAGAAACGTTAATATCCAAGCAAAAGTTGGTGCATCTGCAACAGCTTCAGCTGGAACATTCAACTTAGATGTTGATGCTAACGGACGTTGGTCAGTTGAGAAATTCAAAGGTCTATTATTCCAAATAGAAAGAGAATCAAATGTAATCGCAAAAGAAACAAGAAGAGGTAAAGGTAACTTTATCCTTTGTTCTTCTGACGTTGCATCTGCACTTTCAATGGCTGGTGTATTAGATTATACTCCTGCGCTTAACACTGACATTAACGTTGACGATACTGGTAATACTTTTGCTGGTGTTTTAAACGGTAGAGTTAAAGTTTACATCGACCCATATGCTGGTGTTGATTACTTGACTGTCGGTTACAGAGGGTCTAACCCTTATGACGCTGGACTTTTCTATTGCCCATACGTTCCATTACAAATGGTTCGTGCGGTTGGTGAGAATACTTTCCAACCTAAGATTGGTTTCAAAACAAGATACGGAATGGTATCTAACCCATTCGTAGGTTCTACACCTGCTAATGGTCTAGCTTCTGCTGGTACAAACCAATACTACAGAAAGTTCGCAGTATCTAACATTCTATAAGAATAGTTACATCCGAATTAAAAACCCCTCTTTTGAGGGGTTTTTTTTGTCTAAATATAATACGTTCATCTCGCAAGAGACGGAAGTAAACCTGAAAACCTCTCACCGTTCAGGTGAGGTAAGCAAGTACCCATTCGGGGAACGAGACCGAAAGTTGAAGGAACGCATTTTTTATTTTAATTAATTAGAATAGGAGATGATATGAAAAACTTTTACAGAGGTATCTCATACAATCCTGCTGATATAAAAGAAACTCGTTCTGAGTTTGCTGGTATATACAGAGGAACCAAGCATGATACTGCCAAAGAAAAGTCTAGTAATCCACAGCACGGAGTATACCGTGGTGTTAAATGGGTTGCTTAACTAAATACGAGTGATACAATCATTCGTGCAGGACGGTAGTATCCGAAGGGGGAAGACTTAACATCTTCCCCTTTCTTTTTGTGTGTCTGAAATGTGACAGTTTTGTGACAGTTTCGTGTCTATATATTAGTATGGAACAATTAATAAACACAATATTACTTCTAATGTTGCCTTGGGGTATCTTAGGTTTTTATCTATTGATAACGCCATCAGACAAAGGAATCTTTGAACAAATTCATAAGATAATGAAATCTGGCAGAATTAACAAAGTCGCCAACAAAGTCTTGAGGTAGTTTAAAAATACCTAAATAGGTATATGACTACGATTAATAAATCTATACTTCAAAAGAACAACTTTAGACTTCTCATCGATAAAGTACCAACGGTGGAATACTTCGTGCGTACTGCAAATGTGCCTGGCATATCATTCAGTGAGACTGCTGTACCTGCTGGTATAGGACTGGACGCATATTTTCCAGGCGATAAAGTTGAATTTGAGAAGTTGTCTGTATCGTTTTTGGTAGACGAAGACCTAGAAAACTTCAAAGAGATTTATAATTGGATGGATTCTATTGTACCTATACAAGACCCAACTAAGTATAAAACTCTAACAGGAACGACTGCAACTGCAACAAACACATATTCAAGTGCGAGTGGTGACCTAAACCAATATAGCTTAATTACACTCGTACTAAATACCAATAAGAATATACCAAACAGGTTCTTTAAATTTTATGACGCATTTCCAACGTCACTTAGTGGATTGGAACTTGCATCAGGTGAATCGGGTGAAGCAGTAATATGTACAGTAGACTTTAGATTTACCTATTATGAGATAGGAACCACTAGTTAAAAACACATTTACGTGATATAATTATAGTATGAACTTAGAAGAGCTACGCAATGAGTGGTCTAAGGATTGTGAGATTGACGATATCGAACTAGATAAATCGTCATTAGAAGTCCCCAAACTACACGCAAAATATCAAGAATTCTTGACCGATAATATATTGGTTCTCAAGAACTTAGAATTCCAATACAATACCCTGCTTAAGAATAAGTGGTTGTGGTATAACGGAAAGATGTCTGAGGAACAAATAAAAGAACTTGGTTGGGAAGACGACCCCTTTGACGGTCTCAAAGTCATGAAGAATGATATGCAGATATGGTATAACGCTGACCAAGACTTACAGAAAATGAATGGTAAAGTGGAGTATCAGAAAATCGTTATCAACTTCTTGAAAGAGTGTATGCAAAATATCACTTGGAGACACCAAACAATTAAAAATACAATTGACTGGCGAAAATTTATGGCGGGACAATGATACTCAAAAACTATATGTATACAGCACCTGAATACTTCACTAGAGAAGAGGTGCACCAAATACATCAACATGCAGTCAAGGTTCCATTAGATGTTGGACGTACAGGTCGAGGCGAAGGCGACCCTGACGGCCCACCTATTGACGAAAATCATTCTGCTCTTGACGGTATTAGACAATCAAAAGTGAAATGGTTTTCTGCGCCTGGCGAATATGCAATGCCTGAAAATATCGTACAAAAAATTAATGCTGTCGTACACCAAGGAATGGAAGAGTGTGGTTGGGGCTTTAATTTGAGTTGGACAGAAAATTTCCAGTACACAATCTATGACTACAATCCTGATTTACCTACAGGTGATTACTATACATGGCATACAGACCATGGTGGTGAAGTACACGTTGACCAAAATGGACAACCGCACCATAGAAAAATTAGTATGACCATACAACTATCAGACCCTTTAGATTACGAAGGTGGTAAGTTCCAATGGTTAGAACCTAATCCACAGTTCGATAAAATTAAGTTTGGTGACAAAAAGTTTGACCTAGATAAAGGAATTAGAACACTACCATTCAGTGCACAAGCAATAGGTTCAATATGTTTATTTCCAAGTTGGTTGTATCACCAAGTCACACCAGTAACGAGAGGAACTAGAGTATCAATAGTAGGTTGGTACAATGGCCCACCATGGACTTAAAAATTTCTAAGGTCAATGAAGTCTTTATGAAGATTTCATGTGACGACTCAATTGCAAAAGACTTACACGATTACTTCTCGTTTAAAGTCCCTAACGCAAAATTCATGCCTTCCTATAAGAATAGACGTTGGGACGGTAAAGTATATCTGTTCAGTATCAAGACACACAAAATCTATATCGGATTACTTCCATACATTGCTGAGTTCTGTGAAGAAAGACAATACAAGTATTCAGTAGAAGAAGACGTTATTACAAAGAATGAAATTACCGAAGACGAATACAATAAGTTTATCGACCAATTGAACTTACCATTTGAACCTAGAGATTATCAGAAAGACGCATTTTTAAAGAGTATCGAATACGGAAGAAAGTTATTAGTATCACCAACTGCGAGTGGTAAGTCATTAATCATTTATTTACTTGCACGTTATTATAATAAGAAAACAATTGTCATTGTACCTACAACTTCTTTGGTAGAACAAATGGCAAAAGATTTTGAGGAGTATGGATATGATAAAGAAATTTGTAAAATATACAGCGGTCAACCTGTATTCGATTCAGACATTACGATTACGACTTGGCAATCTCTATCTAAAGCACCTACTGATGTTCTTGCGAAGTTTGAAGTTGTTGTAGGAGACGAGGCACACTTATTCAAAGCAAACGTATTAAAAGGTATCTTAGAAAAAATGAGAAGTACCGCAATACGTTTTGGTACTACAGGTACGTTAGACGGTACAGAGGTTCATAGATTACAATTAGAAGGATTGTTTGGCCCTGCGAGTAAAGTTATATCAACTTCTGAATTAATTGACGAAGGAACAATCGCAAGTATTGATATTGACGTTATCATATTAGAACATGAGAAGACTGCTAAATTAAAGTATCAAGAAGAAATGGATTACTTGGTAGCGAATCAAAAAAGAAATGATTTTATCTGTAATCTTGTGTACAGTTTATCGGGAAATACACTCATATTATTCCAATATGTCGAAAAACATGGATTTGTTCTATACACTTTAATGAAAGAAAGAATAGAAAATCTTCATTATGTTTATGGTGGAACTGATACAAAAGATAGAGAAGAGATTAGAGGATTGGTAGAGAAACAAGATGACGCCTGTATCCTTGCGTCATACGGCACTTTCAGCACTGGTGTTAATATAAAGAAGATAGATAACATAATTTTTGCTTCGCCTTCTAAATCTAGAATACGTAACTTACAATCTATTGGACGTGGATTGAGAAAGGGTAATGGTAAAGAATCTCTTAGGTTGTTTGATATTGCAGACGATTTATGGGGAGACAACTACACATTACGTCATTTAAAAGACCGTATAAATATCTACAACGAGGAACAATTTCCTTATAACATAAAGCAATTTAAATTATGAACACCCTAAATACTAATATGGACAATGTATCTTCCCTAGCACCAAACCGATATGAGGTAATCAAACTCAAGACTGGTTTAGATATAGTTGGTATGGTAAGAGATTCGGGAGACGGTATTCACATAACCCTTCCTATGATATGTCAATTACAATTGACTCAGACGAATGATACCCTATCAACGTTTATTCCTTATGCACCTTTAAGTGCGGAACCAACGCTATTCATTCCTAACACACACATTGTTCACCGTACTAAACTTAACGAGCAATTCGTTAGTTACTATGATAATGCTTCTGCTAAGTGGCTAGAAATGGTTGAGAACGGAACTATTCCACTCAAGTCAAATCAAGAATATCGACAAGATATCAAAGCATATGTAGACAGAGCAATGCAAGATATTATAAACGCAACTGGGGGCCCAATAACTCCCGAAGAATTACGAAGATTAGAAATACTTGAAGATGAAGATTTTGATTTAGAAACAGAGTATGAACAACACCTTGTTACTAAAGGCAAAAAGATTCTTCACTAATGGCAATTTGGTACTTAAATATGTTACAAGAAGACGAACAAGGTATGAAACAGTTCGACCATTTGTTACACCAGTATTGGAGTGACGATAAATCGAAAAAGGCAGAAGTATACGTAACCGACCAAGGGTATGGTTGCAGGTATTATGAAAACCATATGTGGAAGAAAGATATCGTGTATAAGAATCATTCAGAATCATATGCGGAGTCAGCTGCTGAGAATTATGTCTTAGGAATTTTGCAGTTATAAATAAATCGGATTGATATAACATTGTGTTATATCTGATTATTAACCTTATGAATATATGGAGAAACCATGACCACTATAGCATACGCTATGAAGAGCATGGTGCGAAAGGTTGACAGACTAAGAGAAAACGAAAAGGTTTGTGTTTTCTGCGATGCGGTGCAAATGGTCACACTAATGACTCTTCCAATAGCCATACCGTTTATTATAATGTATGCGACAATACATTATGGATTTTAATTATTAAGCTAGCTTGTCGGGGCGACATAGTTAGGATATCAGATGGAACTGATTCTGTCTAGGTACTTTTACAACTTTTTTTATGAGTGATAACTACGAACAACAATTACAGTTCACGTTTAAACCTAAAGACGCTACACCTGAACAGATTGCCGAATGGCATGAGAAGGAAGGAAAATGGTGGGCGGACAGAAGTCTAACTATAGTCGCTATTGCCTCAGTAGTACAATTTACCGCAATGGGAATGATGTTACTATCCTTTTATCTGATACAACTTTTAGTTGGATAAATACTTAAAAACCCTCTTACATTATGGGAGTGTGTGACATATAATAGATACATGACTAAGAAAACTACTGATAAGAAACAAGCGGAACATTACGTAAATAACAAAGAGTTTACAGCTGCTGTCGCAGAGTATAACGCTTCTGTTAAACTTGCGGAATCTCAAGGTAAGACACCACCACGTATGACAGAATATATTGGTGAATGTATTTACAAGATTGCAACCCGTTTATCCACACGTCCAAATTTCATTAACTATACCTATAGAGATGAAATGATTTGTGACGCTATCGAAAACTGTCTACAGTATATCAACAATTTCAATGTTGAAAAATCCAATAACGCATTCGCATATGTAACTCAAATTTGTTACTACGCATTCTTAAGGCGTATTCAAAAAGAAAAGAAACAAGTCTTTATCAAACAAAAACAAATAGAAGAAGCGGGTGTTACAATGGACGCTTATACTACTATTGACGGTTCTCATGACCCAACATTTGTAAATACTAATGTAGAGTGGATGCAGGAACATATGAACCACGTGGAATATGAACCACGTAAAAGTAAAAAGAAGTCAGGTAAAGCGAAAGCAAATCTTGACCAAGACTTGAGCAAAGACAACACTTAATGAAAATAGCTATTCTGAATGACACACATTGCGGTGTCAGAAATGATATGGTTGAAATGTCTGATTATCAGGGACGTTTCTATGAAGAGATATTCTTTCCATATCTAGACCAACACGATATCAAACATATCATTCACATGGGTGATTACTTTGATAGAAGAAAATTCATAAACTTTGCGTCCATGCAAAGAAACATTGAGCACTTTGTAAAACCTATGATAGAAAGAGGTATTACAATGGACTTGATTATAGGTAACCATGATACCTATTATAAGAACACTAACGAAGTAAACTCACCTGCCTTATTATTATATGGTCAACCAAACATAACTGTACACGAAGAACCTGTAGTTAAAGAATATGACGGGTTAGATATCGCATTGGTTCCATGGATTAATAATGAAAACTACGCAGACAATATAGAGTTCTTTCAATCCGCACCAGCACCAATCTGTATGGGACACTTTGAAATAGAAGGTGCCATGATGAATCCTGCAATGGTATGTTCACACGGATTGAATCCTAGTTATCTAAAGAGATTTGAAAAAGTTTACAGTGGTCACTTCCACCACAAAACAGACGTAGAGAATATACGTTACGTAGGTTCACAAATGCAATTCACTTGGTCAGATTATGGAGACGAGAAATACTTTCATATCTTTGATACTGAGACAAGAGAAATGTTACCTGTACACAATCCATTAACAATGTTTGAAAAGGCATTCTATAATGATACCGAAGAAACTTTTGAATCGATTGCTAATGACGATTATGAGAAGTACAGAGGAAAGTTTGTAAAAGTAATCGTAATAGAAAAGGAGAACCCATATTGGTTTGATACATTCTTAGATAAACTTCATGGTGTTAATCCGCTACACGTATCAGTTGTAGACGATAACAAACACATGGACTTCTTTGACGATGAAGAAATAGAAAATGTAGAAGACACATTAACTATTCTATCAAAGTATGTTGACGGTCTAGAAATACAAGGGAAGAAAAAGGAACTAGACAAAATAATGAAGTCACTGTACCATGAAGCATTGGAAGAACATAACTTTTTATGATAAATTTTAGAAAAGTAAGATACAAAAATCTATTATCAAGCGGTAACAAGTTTACCGAAATACAATTAGACAAACACCAAACAACTCTTATATTAGGTGAGAACGGTAGTGGTAAGTCTACACTTCTTGACGCCTTATGTTTTGGATTATATGGACGTGGGTTCCGTAATCTAAAGAAAGATTTACTTATCAATAGTATCAATGAGAAAGGTCTAGAAGTAGAGATTGAATTCTCTATTGGTACAAAACAATACAAGGTAATCCGTGGTGCAAAACCAAACAAGTTTGAATTATATCTTGATGACGTAATGCTTAATCAAGACGCAAACGTAAGAGACTACCAAGAACACTTAGAAAAACAAATTCTGAAAATGAGTTTCCGCTCATTTACACAGGTCGCAATATTGGGTTCTGCTAACTTTACTCCGTTCATGCAGTTGAAAGCAAAGGACAGAAGAAACTTAGTGGAAGACTTATTGGATATCTCTATATTCTCTACTATGCAAGACATACTAAGGAAAAGGATATCAACACATCAAAATGAAATCACTGAGACTAGTCATGAAATCAATATTATGGAAGAGAGGATTCATGGACTGAATGAGCAACTTAATGTACTACGTGAAAACCGAGAGAGTAAAATCTCAAAGTATGAATCCACAGTAGGGGAAACCCAAGATAACATTAATCAACTCATGGAGAACATAGATGAAAAGACGCAAGATGTGGTGGCGCAAGCACGACTTATCGAGGATAAAGATTCTAAAGAAAATAAACTCACAGAACTTATGGACTTGGAACGACAACTCGAAACGGCTCGTAAGAAAACAATTAGAGAAATCAAATTCTACGAAGACAATGACGAATGTCCCACCTGCGAGCAGTCCTTAGATGAAACGCACAAGAAGGAACACATTGAACAAAAGGAGACTAAGAAGACGGAGTTGTCAACTGCTATCGAAGAAATTGAAAAACAAATCGGAGAGTGTTCAAGAAGACTCGAAGAGATAAGAGAAATTCAATCTAAGATAGAAGAGATACAGAAAAACATAAGTCTCTTACAAACAGAAGTAGTATCCAATCAAAAGTATATTACTAAACTGCAAAAAGAAATCGAAGACCTAAAAGGTGAAGCAACTGCAGGTTCAGATGCAGAAGATAAAATTGTAGATTCAGAAGATAAACTTGAAGTTCTTTTACAGAAGAAAGAAACACAAACAGAAACTTCTCACTACTATGATATCGCTTCAACACTTCTTAGAGACCAAGGTGTAAAACAAAAGATTATCAAACAGTATGTTCCTATTATGAACAAACTAATCAACAAATATCTAGCACAACTAGAGTTCTATGTTGGTTTTGAGATTGACGAATCTTTTGAAGAAACAATTAAATCTAGATTCAGAGATGTATTCAAATACGATAACTTCTCGCAAGGTGAAAAAATGAGGATTGATTTATCCTTACTATTCACATGGAGAGCAATCGCAAGAATGAAGAACAGTGTAAATACTAATCTACTTATTCTTGACGAAGTATTTGATAGTAGTTTAGATAGTGCTGGTACAGACGACTTTCTAAAACTATTAAATGGTATGCCTGAAAAAACAAACGCATTTATCATATCACATAAAGGAGACGCATTGTATGATAAGTTTAATGACGTATTACGTTTTGAAAAATATAAGAACTTTTCAAGGGTTATGGAGTGATAAATAAACGATGCAAATCTTAAAAACAGAAACACCTAAAGAAGTACGAGACTTTCCAGCAAAGGAAGAACTAAACCCTACAGACGTTGTAGAGATATTTCAAACACCTTTAACAGGTTCTTATAATTGGGACTATACAGTCCAAGACAATCGTATCAAAAAATTATACGAACTAGGTAAAAAGTTAAATTGGAATGTAGAAGTTGACGTTGATTGGTCACCGCCATTCAAAGCAATGACATCTGAGTTTTTTGAATTTCAAGACGTTCAGTGGAAAAATCACCCACAATATAAATTACTGACTACAGAACAAAAAAAAGAATTCCATGGGGATTTGAATTCATGGACAGTCAGTCAGTTTTTACATGGTGAACAAGGTGCATTATTAGTTGCGTCACAATTAGCCAGTTGTGCACCAACATTCAACGCAAAACTATATGCAGCTTCTCAGACATTTGACGAAGCAAGACATGTCGAAGCATTTAACAAATATCTACAGACAAGGCTGAAACGTTCATGGCCCATAGGTGCAAGTCTAAAAGGATTACTTGATAAAATTTTAACTGACCCACGTTGGGATTTAAAATTTATAGGTATGCAAGTTGTGATTGAAGGATTGGCATTAGCCGCTTTTCAAGCAAGTCGTGAAACTTCCCAAGACCCTGTATATAAACAAATGGTTGAATATATCATTAGAGACGAGGCGAGACATGTCACTTTTGGTATAAATTATTTGACTGATTTTGTACAAACACTTTCAGAAGAAGAACAAATGGATAGAGCAAAGTTTGCTTTAGAAGCATGTACTGTAAGTAGAAATAGACTTAAAGCATATGACGTATGGGAAAAATACGGATTCGACTTTGACGCAACAATAGAATATGAAAAGGAAAACGTATTCAATACACAATTCCAAAATATATTGTTTACTAGAATCATGCCAAATCTTAAAAAGATTGGACTACTGCGTGAAGAACTTATACCTGAATATGAAAAGTTAGGTGTCATGGGATACGCAGAAGGTGACAGTGATTATGAAACAAGTTGGGAAGAATTATCGAAGCCACTTAAGTGAAAATATAAATAGTATTATGAAAACATTTAAAGAATTCAAAGAGGCTCGTGGTGATAAAAAAGACTCTATGTCATTTACCTATAATGAGTTACAATACATAAACATTACAGATAAATTAACGAAGAAACATGATTTAAGATGGGGTAATGGTGCGAAAAATACCTCAGTAGCTTTAAGAAATGTAAAGGATAGAAATAAGAAAGGCGCTGTGCCATCTCTTGTTGGACACCCTAACGACTTAAAAGCATTTAAATCTGATTTGAAAAAAGCTTTGAAATTGAAGGGTCTTGGCAATTTCCAATACAAAAAGATAAAATGAAGTCTTTCTCACAGTTCACAGACAAAATTACCGTAACGAATCCTAAGCATGTGATTCGTGAGTTAACTGTGTCACCACACTACAAAAATAGAAACGGATTCAATCCTTATTATGTTCTAGACATAGACGATAAAGATGTCAAAGCAACAGTAGGTGCAGGAAAGATACTTTATAAATCAGTAGAGAATCCTACAGGAGAACTTCTCAAGAAATTAGGTAATGGTAAATACTATTTCCAAATAGAACTAGACGGTTCAGATACACCGTATTACATTCAATCAACTAAAGCAAAAGTCAAAGCACACTTTGGAAGTAAGAGTAGAAAGGATTCAACTGCTTCTTCCAATGTGAATGAACTATTGA